TACTTCGGAAACCTGATTAGTGTATAATATTAGGTAGTATGGCTTACGAGAACTATAACTTTGTGTCTTGGACTACTGGCACGCCCATAACTGGGGAGCGCCTCGCTCAAATGTCTACCAACATTGAACAAGTCAAGGATGCTACTGACGACAAGCCTCAAGGTATTCTTAAGTTTAAGCAGGATTCTACTAACACATCCGCTTTTTCTGATTTTTCTGAGCATGAGTTGATTAAACTTGCTGACGAATCGGGTTCTAGTGGTGCTGACAATCGTGTAAGTGTTTCTGGTAATAGATATTACAAAGTTGTAATAAACTTTCCTGGCTTTAGAGTTAAAGGGAAAGGCATGGAAGACTCTACTTATAACTTAAAAGTGTACTCCGGCACGTTTGGTGGAGCAAATACGCCTATCACTACTTGGTCAGTTACGCCGCATACTTTTGACTTTTATGACACCGCTAGCAATCCTAGCACAACTGCCACTACCCTAAAATCTGTTGGTTATGACACAGTTATAGGTTCCGGTACCTATGCCTTTACTTTGTCATCGAATAGCTCGGGGCTATCTGGTGAGTCATTCTTTGTTACAGTGGATAGAGTTCAAGGAACAAGTACCACAAACGCTCCAGATTACTTTATTAGAGCAAATAATTCACCTATCCAGTTTTATGTCGAAGATTCTGGCGGGGTCTAATAGATAATTTATGTCTCTTGTCTCTCAGCGTAAAGACATTGAATGGAAAGAGGGAAATCTTACGGGTAAGCTTAGCCCAAACTTTAATGGCGGCAAATATGTTGACGATAAAGGATACGTAAAAATACTGCGTCCTGATCACCCTAAAAACATTCGTGGCTATATCTATGAACATAGGGCTGTCATGGAGGATTATTTAGGCAGAATGCTTGAGCCGTGGGAAACAGTTCATCACATCAACGAGGTTAAACTTGATAATCGGGTAGAAAACCTTTTCCTTTGTACTGTCCCAGAACATAGCGCTATTCACAGAGAAGGTAAAAGGCCATCAGAGGCTCACCGTAATAAAATGCGTCAAGTAGCCCGTGATAATAAGCCTCACTTAAAGAAAAGAACTAGACCTATGAGAGCGCCTAGAGAAAAATCTCTTTAAACCCCACACGGCCCGTAAAACCTGCTACCATGTGTACACTGTCCTATACGCTATGGGAGATAACATGAAGTCATGTCAAGCAGAGGGGTGTAACGTTGAGTTCACACCTAACTCGTCTAACCACAAGTATGCACATACTACTTGTCGCAAAACTATAGATAGTCTTGGGATTTGTAGATACCGTAAAGAGAATGGATTGGTAGAAATGCCCGTAGATATCACATCAGGTGAGCCACCCGAATCAGATTCTGATTTGCGTGTTGCTTACTCAAAACTGTTAAAAGAGTACGATAAAGTTAAGACAAAGAAAGATGATCTTGTTGATGCCCTTTATCGTGCGGCTCTGGAGATGGATGTTAACCAAAAAGTTGCTAAGACTCCTGCTCCTCCAAAGGATAAGAGGAAGGGGAAGACCGAAGAAGTTGCTGTTGCTGTAATCGCAGACTGGCAGTTAGCAAAGGTTACTCCCGACTATAACTCCCAGGTCTGTGAGGAAAGAATTGAGCAGTACGCTCAGAAGGTTATTGACCTCACAGAGATTCAGCGTGCTGACCATCCTGTCAAGAAGCTGCATGTGTGGGCTTTAGGCGACATTGTTGAGGGAGAACTTATTTTCCCCGGTCAGTCCTTTTTAGTAGATGGCGGACTTTACAGACAGGTTACAGTTGATGGGCCTCGTATCATTAAAAACTTCCTAACAAAAATGTTGGAAAACTTTGATGAGGTCGTGTTTACCGGCGTAATTGGCAATCATGGAGCCATTGGTGGTAGGGCTAGGCGTGACCATGACCCTGAGACAAATGCTGACAGAATGCTATATCGTATAGTACAATGGATGTTTGAGAAGGAAAAACGGATTTCTTTTAATATTCCAGACGGTCGGGGTGAAAAGCATTGGTTTGCAGTCCCACAAATTGGAAACTACAGAAGTCTGCTATGCCACGGAGACCAGTTCAATGGATTATCCTCTTTCTACTCGTTCCAAAAGAAAGTTTACGGGTGGAAAGTGGGAGCGCTTGGGGAGGACTTTGACGATGTATACCTTGGACACTGGCACACGCCAACTAAGATGACATTTAACACTATCCAAGTAAGAGTCTCAGGCAGTCCTGAATCTACAAACACTTATGCTATGGAAAGCCTAGCCGCTATTGGTAGGCCGTCCCAGCCTTTGATGTTTGTTCACCCTGATAAGGGTATAGTCACCGCAGAATATAACTGCTGGTTGGACTAAGGAGGAAAAGAAATGAATTTATCAGCGGCACAAAAGAGGCTTATTGCCTCATACGGACGTAGCGTTTTAGGCGCTGCTCTCGCAACGTACACCGCAACTAGCGATTGGAAGATGGCTCTTAACGCTCTCTGGGCGGCTCTTGTTCCTGTTGCTATGAGGTTCCTGAATCCTGCCGATCATTCGTTCGGTAAGAACGCAGACGCCTGATTAAAAACTTAATGTAGATAGCCCCTCTGCTTGAAAGACATGGTAAAATAATCATATGGATATTAAATCCAAGGTACCGTTAAAATGCTCTTCTTGCGGAGGGGCTAAATACATTGATGACCCTTACTTAATTCATGACACATGGTTCGTAGACGTTGTGTGTATTAAGTGTGGGAGGTCAAAAGACATTGAGGTTGATAGGCTCCGCAAGGTTTTAGCAGAACTGGAAAAGGCGTCTAAAGTTGTTAACAGATAAAATAATTCCAAATAAAATTTATCAATACTCGGGGTCACTTCATAAAGTGAAGAAGATCCATAAATCAAAAAAGCAGATTGTTGTACAGAGCATGGCTGACAACAGCGAACTTATTATCCCCCTTGACGGCGCAGAAATTCTTCTTTCTCGCCTCTACACGATTGGTGAAGTTGCTAAGATCGTGGAGCGAAGGTCTGATACCATCAGAAAGTATGAGAAGAGAGGTCTTATTCCGAAGCCTAGCATTTCTGGAGATGACTACCCATCCTATAAGGGTTGGAGATTCTACAAGACCGATGAGGTTTATGAAATCTCTAGTTTCTTTTCAGATAGAACACCGGGCCGACCAGTTAAGAAAGAGAAGGATGTTAAGAAGCAAGTAAGCGGCAAGATCAAAGAACTTAATCAAAAAGTTAAATTAACAAACAGGAGTTTTGTAAATGCAAAATGAAGTAGAAATCTGGGCATCTATTGGTATTACCAAAAATCTTGGTAATTATGAGTCACTTAGACTTGACGCAGGTGCTAGAATTAAAGCATCGTCTGAAAATGACGAACAGGCTTGGGCTAATCTGTGGAGCGCTGTAGACGAGCAGATCGAGGCTAAGCTTCGGGAGTTAGATAGTGAGTCAGGACAATGATTGGGGACGTAAGGCCCTTTGTAGAAGAGATGAGTTTACTGAAGCATGGACTTCCTCACGCAGATCAGACATGGAGTATGCTAGACAAGTTTGCTCAAGGTGTACAGTAAGACCCGAATGTTTGTTTTCCGCTGTCTATGAACAAGAGTTTATAGGTGTTAATGCGGGTATTACAGAAATTGAGTATCTTATGAAAACTTGGCAAGAGGTAGAGTATGAAGAAGAAGATAACTGGCGAAGATCTGATAAACTTATTCAAGACCTATTCAGAGAAATACTCTAAGCTTTTTATACCTGATTCGCCCCGTCAGGATGATGTGGCTGATAGTCTGGCACGGCACTATGACGGCAATCTGCTTGAGAAGGCGGTGATGTGGTATATTGAGAGCAGACCGGGACCTTTCCTTGTCTTTGACTTTGCTATTGAGTCAAGAGATATTGTTGAGAAGGTGAAATATGAGAGCGAGGCTAAGTCTCGTTTTCAAGATATCGTAGAAGAAACGCGCAAGAGAATGGAAAATTCTTGAACTACGAAATAAAACTACTTAATTCCATTATTGACAGTGGAGAATACGTAGATGCTGTAAACAGCGGAGTAGAGAATGTCTTTGTAGAATATAAGGACGTATGGAATTTTATAGTAGGTCACTATGATGACCACAAAAAGGTTCCGTCAAAGGACACTGTGAAGTCCCACTTCTCAGACTTTGAATTCTTCAACACTCCTGAGCCGATGGCTTACTACGTTGATGAAGCAAGGAAAGAGTCGCTGGCGTTTCAGACTCGTCAGATTGTTGCTAAAGCGCACTCTTTGATCACCGAGTTAGGTCCAAAAGATGCTTTATCTTATCTGATGGAGAATACGTCCAAGCTATACAAGTTCTCAAGTAGCTTAAAAGATACTGACCTTGTTAGTGAGTGGCGTGATCGGTTTGATGACCTTAAAGAGCGCTCTGAGAACCCTGAGAAGCATTATATAGGTATCCCGAGCGGCATTGAGGTCATTGATAAGACCTTTGGTGGCTGGCAAGAGGGCGACTTTATTGTTCTGCTGGGCTGGACAGGAGTAGGCAAGTCGTTTATTGCCAGACTGTTTGCAGTCAACGCTTGGAAGGCTGGCTATCGACCTATGATCATCTCTCTTGAGATGAACAAGAAGCAGGAGGGCCAGAGGCTTGATACGCTCCTTAACAACGGTGAGGGTTACTTTACCAATACTGATTTGATTAAGGCTAACCCAGCCATTGTGGACACATACGAGTCTTGGGCTGAGGCTACATTTACAGACAAGCAACCGATTTATCTGGTTACCTCTGAGGGATTGGAGACAGCCGATCAGAATATGGTTCAAGCTAAGATTGATCAATATCAGCCAGACATGGTAATTTTGGATTACCACGGTCTATTTGATGATGCGACAGGAGCCAGAAATGAGACTGAAAAGGCTAAGAATCTTTCTAAGGCATTCAAGCGAATCGCTGTCAAGAACAATATCCCTATTATCGACGTTGCTGCTGTCACTATGGCTGACGGTCACGGTGATAGGCCACCTGAATTGGAAGAAGTGGCATGGTCAAAGCAGTTAGCTTATGACGCTGACTTAGTGCTTGCCATTCATAGAGAGTTTAACTCTGACCTGTTTCAAGTTGTGTCACGTAAGGTGAGACGAGCGACACAGTTTGGTTTCTATTTGAGATGGAATCTAGAGACAGGGAAGTGGGGTGAAGAATGGGACGTAGGCTGATGGAGGATGTGCTCTATACTCTTACTGGCGAAGCTGCTGATATTGAAACAATAGCGAGACTTCGGCCTTGGATGGAGGACGAGATTCGCATCGAACACGGGGCTTTTAGTAAGACCAAGTTGTACACAGATTATATTCGAGAAAGAGAGATCTTTGAGTTCAAGATCGTTTTCTACAGGTAATATAGAGAAAGCAGTCCTTGATTTACTTAACGGTCAAGGTGTAGAGGTACACACACAGTCAGGTAGCGAAGTTGCTATCTACTGTCCATTCCACGACAATCACAACAGTCCTGCGTGCTATATAAACACGAAGACAGGTCTGTGGCAGTGCTTTAATCCTTCCTGCGGTAAGAAAGGGAACTTTAGGCAACTGTACAAACACATGACCGGTAAGACCTACGGTCGTGAGTGGATACTTGACCCTATCAACCTACAGAGGGAACTAGACTTATCTTTAGCCATTAGAGACAAAGATGAAGAGTTATCCCTAGACAATGTTGAGGTGGACTATGGTTCTGATGAGTTATCAAATCTACAGACGTTAGTTGATCGTGGATATACGACAGAGACTCTAGAAGAGTTTGAGATTGGGTACTCTAAGGTTAAGGATAGGATTGTTATACCTGTTAGGGATACACAATACAAGATTGTGGGTTTAATTGGTCGGGCAATCCATGAGTGGCAAGAACCTAGATACCTGTATAATAAAGGTTTTAAGAGAGCAGACGTTCTATTCAATATCCAGAATGCTAAGAGATATGACTCAGTAGTGATATGTGAAGGCAGTCTTGATGCGATGAAAGTTTCTCAGGCAGGTTACAAGAATGTTGTGGCTACGCTTGGAGCTAAGGTCTCTGCAAATCAGGTCAAGATGATCAGAAAATTTTTTGACTCTGTGGTCATTTTTTCTGACAATGACGACGCTGGGGCGGAGATGCGGAGTGCTATAATAGATGAGTGTCGTGGGAAGGAACTGTTTACAGTTGCTATACCTGACGGGCTTAAAGATCCGGGCGACATGACTCAAGAACAGATAGTTCACGCAATTGAAAATAAGAAAACATTTATAGGAGATTACACATGACATTTACAAGCATTAAAACTTTACAAGACATTGAAAAGAACATTCCAAGCAAGTCTGGGGGTGGAGGGGCTAAGAAGTTCTTCAACCTTCAGTCAGGAGATACATACAAGATCAGGTTCCGTCAGGAACTTACTGAAGACTCTAAGAACTACGACGAGGAAGTCGGCACCGGCATCATCGTCCCAGTTGTTACTTCACCGATCAACTGGAAGTGGCGTTGCGCTTCCACCGCCCAATCAGCCGAGCATGGCTACCGCTGTTGGGCCACAGAGCAAATTGGTCAGGATGGCCGCTGGAAGCCTAAGCCACACCTTTTGATCAACATTGCTGTTGAAATTGACGGGGTTTGGGAGGCTCGTATTCTTGATACGACTTTCAACCAGCGTCATATCGGACTCATGCTCATGGAGTATGCTAAGGAGTTCGGTACTATTGTGAATCAGAACTTTAAGTACAGCCGTACTGGTTCTGGTGCTCAAGACACTAACTACAGCCTTATCCCTCTAGGTGAGAGTGAGCCTGACGCTTCTATTGCTGATCAGCCTTACCACCAGTTGGATACTGTTTACATGACTTTGAGTTATGATAAGCAGAAGCAGTTCCTCACTACCGGCGATCTAAACAACGACGGTTGGTGATTCCGACAGTGCGATTGTGCGGTGGGGGGAGCAATCCCCCCACCCATCGCAGGAAAGGTTGTTATGAGTAAGGCTATTTGTCTTGATGTTGATGGGGTCGTCAGCGACCTCGTTGGCGGAATTAATAGAGAACTAGAGAAGCGTGGCTTGTCGGATTTTGATTATGCTCATTGGATTGTGGGTGTGTTTGAGGACGAGTTGACTCAGGAGATTTTTGGGGATGCTACGTTTTGGATGAATCTGAAGCCGTTTGTTGATTCTTGGTATCAGGTGAATGAGTGGTGGGCTGATGGTTTCGATATTTTTTTGGTGACTGCTCGTTATTCTGAGGTGGCTAAGCGGACGTTGTTGCCGTGGTTGGATGCGTGGCGTGTCCAGTATTCGCAGGTGTTCTTTAAGGATATGGGGTCTAAGTTGGAGATTGTTTCTGAGCTAGATCCTGTGTTTATGGTTGAGGATAATCCTTATGAGGTTCGTGCGTTGAGGGATGGTGATGTTGATTGCTATTTGATGCGTGCTTGGTATAACTCCCAGTTTTGGGAGGATTTTCCTTCTGTTGGTTCTTTGTCGGAGGTTGTGCTGTGAAGTTTGGTTCGTTGTTTGCTGGTGTTGGTGGTTTTGATTTGGGGTTTGAGGCTGCTGGTGGTGAGTGTTGCTGGCAGGTTGAGTGGGATAAGTACTGTCAGGAGGTGTTGAGGTTTAGGTGGCCGAATGTGCCAAAGTTTGGTGATATTCGGGATGTTTCTGGTTATGATTTGGAGCCTGTTGATGTTATTACGTATGGGTTCCCGTGTCAGGATTTAAGTATTGCTGGCTATCAGGCCGGTCTTGATGGTGAGCGTTCTGGTTTATTTTTTGAAGCTATTCGTATTATTAAGGAGATGAGAGATGCAACAGCAGGAGAGTTCCCAAAGGTTGTCGTCGCAGAGAATGTCACCGGACTTCTTACTGCCGACGGAGGCGATGCAATGGGGAGATGCCTTAACACGCTGGCCGAAGCAGGGGCGTTGGTCAGCGAGTGGTGTGTGTTGGACTCGCAATGGTTCGGAGTTCCCCAGAGAAGAAGGCGCGTATTCCTCGCCTCTGTCTTCGATTCTGCAATCGCCGCAGGATGTGCCGACGAAATTTTCTCTATCCCAGAAAGCAGCGGAGGGGATTTTGAGAAGAGCGCAGAGACGAGGGAAGGAGATGCCGGAGATGTTGAGGCAGGCTCTAGAAACACTGGTGCGTTCAGACTCTTGAGTTTTGGTCAGTATACTGAGGATGGTACGTCGTCTACTGTTCAGGCTCGGGATTATAAGTATTGTACGGACCTTGTGACGTTTGTTAAGTCAAAGAGGGCGCAGAGTTCTGAGGATTTTGAGACTTGGATTGAGGGTGGGCCTGCGCCTACGTTGAATCAGTTTGATCTTGGGGATACTCGTTCCACTGTTGCGGTTATTTCTTTTGATACAAAGTTTGGTTCTAATGCGGCGTTTCATGAAGATGTTTCGCCTACGTTGAAGGCGAGTCAGGGGTTGCCTAGTTTTTCTGATGGTATTGGTGTTAGGAGGCTTACGCCGGTTGAGTGTGAGCGTTTGATGGGCTGGCCTGATGACCATACGTTGTATCGTTCCGATGGTAAGATGACCTCTGATTCTCAGCGGTTTAAGATGTGTGGTAATGGGGTTGTTGCTCCTGTTTCGAATTGGGTTGCTAAGCAGATTGAGGTTTTGTTGTGACGGATTTTGTACATCTTCACTGTCATAGTGAATATTCGTTGTTGGATGGGATGTCTCGTCCTGAGGATATTGCGAATATTGCTTCGACTAATGGTCAGTTTGCGGCGGCTATTACGGATCATGGAACAATGGGCGGTGTGTTGAAGTTTCAGGATGCCTGCGATAAATCTGGTGTACGTCCACTGTTTGGTATTGAGGCGTATTTTGTTCCGTCTATTGAGACTGATTCTGATGCGAAGTATGAGCGGTTTCATTTGATTTTGCTGGCGAAGAATAATGCTGGGTTACAGAAGCTTTTTAAGGCTAATCAGGTGGGCTGGAAGGATAACTTTTACTATAAGCCTCGCATGGATTTTGAGTTGTTGGAGCAGCTTGTTGATGGTGATGTAATTGCTCTGTCTGGTTGCATGGGTGGTGCGATTTCTAAGGCGATTGAGCGTGATGATTTTGCTGAGGCTGAGCGTTTGTCTGAGCGGTTTATTAAGATCTTTGGTGATGACTTCTATTATGAGGTGCAAGCCTGGAATCCTGTGTCGTTGAATGAGAAGTTGATTGATCTTGCCGGTTCGTTCAACAAGAAGGTTGTTGCTACTGCTGATTGTCATTTCCCCACCGCTCATGATGCGCACGATGAGGAAGTGTTGTTGATGGTCTCTCAGTATCCGTCGTTGAATACCGGTCAGGTTCGTCATGCTAAAGAGAATTTGTCTGGCGGTGGTTCTGTCACGGACAAGATGAACAGGATGTATCCTGACAGGTTCTTGCGGTTTGATGAGATTAATCCGTATGTTGCGCCTGCTGATGAGGTTCTGTCTTGGTTCGCGGATAAAGGTTTCAATGAGCCTTCTTACCTAGAGAACACAATTGAGGTTGCTGAGAAGTGTTCGGCTCGTATTGAGAAGCGCAAGAATCTTTTGCCTAAGTATATTAAGGCGTTAGATTCTGATGATTATCTTCGTGAGATTTGTGAGTTTGCTCTTAAGGAGAAAGGGCTGGACTCTGAGGTCTATCAGGAGCGCCTGTCTTCTGAGTTGGAGATTATTAAGGGGCTGGGTTTCTCTGACTATTTCTTGATGGTGTGGGATTTGGTTAAGTGGGCTGATGCTAACGATGTTGGTCGTGGTACTGGCCGTGGCTCTGTCGGCGGTAGCTTGATTGCTTATGTGCTAGATATTTCTAAGGTTGACCCTATCGAGTACAAGTTGCTGTTTGCTCGTTTTATCAACCCTGACCGTAACGACTATCCTGACATTGACTTGGACTTTGAAGATAAACAACGTGAGCGTGTAAAGCAGTATCTTGCTGAGCGCTGGGGCGAGGACAATGTTGCGGCTATTGCAACGTATGGTGTCTTTAAGCCTAAGTCTGTGGTCAAAGATGTTGCCCGTGTTTTTCAGGTTCCGTTTGATGAGACAAACAGTGTCACTCCGTTCTTTGAGACTTTGGAAGAGTTGCAGTCTACTGACAAAGGAAAGACGTTTATTAAGAAGTATCCTGAGGTTCTTCCGATTGCTCAGAAGTTGGAGGGTAGGATTAGAAATACAGGAATCCATGCGGCTGGCATGGTGGTTTCGTCGGTCCCATTGACCGATATTTGCCCCGTGGAGACTCGTAAAGGAACTACCAGCGAAGGCAGGGCACCGGTCACTTCTTTTGACATGGAAGACGCAGAATCGGTTGGTCTGATCAAGGTTGATATTCTTGGGTTGAAAACTGTTTCAGTCATTAAGGATTGTATTGCTAAAATTAAGGAGGTTTACGGTGTTGACGTTTCTGATGCGTCTCTTGGGTTGGATGATCCAGAGGTTTTCAAGAATTTCAATGAGGGTAACACTGTGGGTGTGTTTCAAGCTGATGCTGCTGCTTATAGGAACCTTATTGATCGTATGGGTATTGATGATTTTAATGACTTGGTTGTTTCTAACGCTCTAGTCAGACCAGGCGCTTTGCTTTCTCAGGGGCAGACATATATTGACTGTAAGAAAGGTGAGGCTACACCAAAGTATCCTCATGCTGTTGTTAAGGACATCCTAGAAGAGACGTATGGCACGGTTATCTTTCAGGAGCAGTTGATGCAGATGGCTGTGGTGCTGGCTGGTTTCTCTTGGTCAGAGGCAGATAAGCTGCGTAAGATTATTGGTAAGAAGCGTGATGCGGCTGGGTTTGATGAGTACAAGGAGAAGTTCTGTAACAACGAGTATTTGACTCGCAAGCAGTCTGAGAAGATTTGGGCTGACTTTGAACTTGCGGCCTTGTATATGTTTAACAAGTCTCACGCTGTTGCATACTCAATGCTCTCGTATCAGACGATGTGGTTGAAGATCAACTACCCGAAAGAATTTGTATGGTCAATGCTCTACAACGAGTCTGAAAAGGGCAAGATCACGGCCTATCTTATGGAGGCTAACCGTCTTGGTATCAAGATTCTACCGCCAGATGTGAACCTGTCTGGTGAGTATTTTGATATTGACTCTGAGGGTATTCGCTTTGGTCTAAAGAATGTGTCCGGTTGTGGTAATAGCGCAATTGAAGAGATTATGCGTCATCGACCATTTAGCTCTTTTGATGAGTTCTCTAATAAGTGCAGCAAGCGCCACGTTAAGGCTCCGCTAAGGGAGAATTTGGACAAGGTGGGTGCTTTCGGCTCTCTAGGTTATGACTCTGCTTACGATCATGAGCGGTACTACCTGCCGATTCTTGGGTTCGCTATTGGTCTGGCTGATAGCAATAATGAGATGGATGAGTTTGTGGAGTCCATTGAGGGCTTCCATGAGATTTACTCAGAACTGCGTATGGTCAAGGCTGTGGTGCGTTCTACGAAGAAGACACCTAAATACCTGCGGGTAGAAATAGAAGATCAGACTGCTTCTACGACTGTGTTCTGTGACAGGAACTCTGAGATTGCTAACAGGGATTTCATGTACTGCCTGATCGGGGACAGGACGATGCATATGCATTGTGACGCATACGATTACGCTGGTAGCGAATTGTACGATCTTACAATGCTGAGAAGCAAGGGTATGGACCATGACTATTCATGGCTGTACGAGACGGGGCTGGGTGACTCGTCAGATGAGAGAAGTTTGCTGTATATCTTTAGCACTAGAAGTTTTATAACTGCTAAAGGTAAAGATATGTGCAACTTCTACGCTTGGGATGGCTCTAAGATTATCAAGGTCGTAGTTTTTCCAATGCTGTACGGAAAAATGCGCCATTTGCTCGGCAAGACGGGATGGCACGCTGCTAAACTAAAAGGAGTGAAAGACCTTGAAGCGGCGGCTCGTCTTGATTCCTACACTTTGGAGAATGAAAACTCGCTTATCACCATTGATAACTACATCGAAAGAAAGGGTTTGGTGAGACAGAGTGCCAGTTGATTCTTTTAGGATCACTAACGAATACGGTAGCATTGACTACTACACAAACGATCAGGAGATGGTGAAGCAGATCCTGCCTAATCTTTTCTTTGAGCAAAAGTATGTTGAGGAATGGCTCACACAGTACATTGAGAACTCAACTGTAGCTTTAGATATTGGTGCTCATTGCGGTTCTCATACTTTGATGTATAAGAAGATTAAACCTGACTTGCTTGTTTATGCTTTTGAGCCGCAATCTATGATGCACGACTTGTTGTGTAAAAATGTCATAATGAATCAACTTGCTAATGTATGGTGCTTTAACAAAGCTGTGGGCAATATTAGTGGCAAAGTTGAGATGAACGAGTGTGTTTCTGACGGTCACAATCCGACAGGAAGGATTAGATACGGAACAAGAGATCTTTATAATCTTGCTGGTCTAGAAGTCGGTAGTGGTGGAGAAGTAGTCGAGATGATTAGAATTGATGACTACGATTTTCCTAAGATTGACTTTATGAAGATAGATGTTGAAGGATATGAGCCTCTTGTTATAGAGGGTGCTGTTGAAACGATTAAAAGAGACAGACCGATAATTAGTTATGAATCAAACAGTAAGCGTGCTGAGGGTGTGACTAGGAGTTCTCACACTATTCTGACCAATATGGGTTACGCTTGCAGAAATGTTTGGGGCGATAACTGGTTAGCAATTTACTAATTAAGGAGATATATGTTATTTATTGATAAAAGAAAGGGAGATGTAGTTCCCACTCATGAGATTATTCCAACGCCTAGCATTGGTCTTAATCGTGCCCTTGGTGGTGGTTTATACACTGGTGCTACCCATCTTTTTTGGGGCACCCCATCCGTAGGTAAGAGCACAATGTGTTTCCGCATTGTCTCAGAAGCGCAAAAGATGGGCTATAGGCCGATTATTGTTGACTCTGAGTATTCCTACTCAGAAGAGTATGCGGCTAAGTGTGGTATTGACGTTGAAGACGTTGTTCTTATCCAGTCCACGGTCGTAGAAGATATTCTTAGGCACCTAATCGGATACCTAAATCATCCTGATGAAAAGCACATTTTCCTGTTTGACAGTTTGTCAAATATTGTTAAGGAAGAGTTTTATGACAAGCCTGATGGCGGCAAGGCTATGGGTCTACAAGCCAGATCACAAGGCTACTTCCTACAGAAACTAGTGAACCATCTACACAAGGAGCGAAACATCATGCTCTTTGTAGCTCACCAGACAGTCGATCTTAGCGGGATGTACGCTGTGATGAAGGCTAAAATGGGAAATACTGTGCATCATAACATGCACAACATTGTTAAGCTATTCTTGTCCATGTCACAAAAAGAGATGGAGCGTGAAGATCGTACCAACAAGATTATGAGTCAGCGTGCAACGTGGACTATTGAAAAGACAAAGCAGTTACCCACGATTGGTACACAAGGCTACTATTACGTTCTTCCACAAGAGGGTCGGATTGACGTAGAGAGAGAACTGATTGAGATGGCGGTTGAGAACGATATTATTCAGCGTCGTGGTGCTTGGTACGCTTATGGCGAGCAGAAGTGGAATGGTACTGCCAATATTGATCTGACTTTTGAACAGATGGAGGAAATCTACAAGGAGTTGGTGGGGTGAAGCGAGATGAGAATCAAGAGGCAAAGCGCGATAAGGCAAAGCCTGTTAAGAATTCGGGCAGGGGTTTCCGTAAGGGTGATGCTACTTTCCATCGCTTTTTGCTGGACTATAAGCATAATGGCAGCACTTTTACTTTGAGCAGAGCGGCTTGGTTGAAGCATAGAAAAGATGCGTGGAGAAGTCAATATCGCTACCCATGTATTTCCGTAGTTCTAGGCGAAGACTCTGACACTAAGGTTGCTATAATTGACTGGGAAGTATTTAAGGAGTTGATACGTGACTCAGATTACGAATGAGGAACTGTATCAGATGGCATTCTATTATGTCGTAGGGGTAATTAGCGGTATGGAATATTATGAAGATATTCCAGAGCCAGACCTTGTTGACGGGTTCCTTCAGAGAGCAGAAGATATAATTTTAGAACAACGTCGAAATTATGAAGAAGGTTGAGAGGCACGGAATCTTTGGTTGGTTTATGACCGCCGTTGTGGTTATAGCATATGACTATTGGGCGATACACGGTCGCCATCAAACTATGTCTAGCGCATTTAAAAACGGACTGTCCAGAAAGACAACGATGTTCCCGACATTTATAAGTTGGACTATATTGACATGGCACCTGTTTAGGCCAGACTCTCTTAGAAAAACAGACTTGTTCTCACTAATAGTAGATAGGAAAACAATTGACTAATTTTTATATTGATGTAGATAAAATCTCTGAGATGATGGGTGACCAAGCCGAAGAGTTTATCGAGTGCATGAAGATTGTGCAGGATATCATTGAACGACCAGAGACCTATGTTGGTGGTCAGGCGATCAGGTACGCTAATCAACTTGCAGCTTATAGAACGACCATGATTATTAAGTCTCAAATGTTTAAGAGAAAGTCTTCTCTTATGACGGAGCAAGACAAGTTTACCAATGACATTTGGAAAACAATGTACGAAGCTTTAGGTGAGAATATCAACGTATTAAAACTATCTGCTAGAACAGGAGTATCATGAAATCTTTAGGCGCACTTAGGAAAACAGAAGAGAAGAAGGCGGTTGTTGAGAGTAATCAACTCACCGGCTCCCAAATGGAAGACTGGCTTGTCGAGAACGTTGATCTAAGCCTTGAGAAGCGCAATGAGTCGGTCTACAAGAAGGTTGATTATTTTAGACCTAGTAGCACGAATCAGTGCGCTCGTTACTGGTATTATATGTTTGATGGAGTTACTTACACCCCTTCGTTTAGCCCTCAGACATATCGCATCTTTGATAATGGCCATGCTGTTCATGATCGCCTATATTCCTATCTTGATGCTATGGGTATTCTCGTCGCCTCTGAGATACCGATCTCAAACGACGACCCGCCTATTCAGGGAACAGCGGACGGAATAATCGAACTTGAAGGTCAAAAACTTATTGAACTTAAATCCATTTCGTCAGAAGGTTTTCACTACAGGCAACTTGCACACAAGCCTAGCGATGACCATGTAAGACAAGCTAATCTTTACATGCATTGTCTTAATTTAGATTCTGGATTTGTTATTTATGAGAATAAAAATAACCAACAAATTTTACCTATTTATATAGAGCGAGACGACGTATTTCTTGATAAACTGTTTAAGAAGTATAGGAAGATTCATCAAAGTGTAAAAGATGGAGTTATTCCTGAACGTCCTTACAAAAGGACTTCAAAGCACTGTGCTAGGTGTGATCTAGCAACGTTGTGCTGGGCGGACAACAGCGTTGAGCAAGAGTACGAATCATTTTGAGCCGATACCGTGTAAGAACAAAGATTGTGAAAAGGTCTTTGTACCAAAGACGTATAATGCGGTCTTTTGTTCCCCCGATTGCAGACGAATTGTTACAAACAAAAAACTGCTTGAGAACTATTACAAGAACAAGGAAAAGAAAAATTCTAAACGAGTATGTGAAACCCTTACTTGCACAACTATCTTATCTTCTTACAACAAAGAAGACATCTGCGAAAGATGTAAAAGAGAGCGATACATAGAAAGACTTGTCTCTTGGGGTTGGGATGAGAAAAGCCTGAGAGATGAGTATCGTTAGGGTTGTTAATAGTATGAAGAAGTTGCGAGTTATCGCGGTCGATCCTGCTTCTCATTCTCTTGCTTGGTCTGTAGTAGACATTGAGTGGAAAGCCATGAACGTAGTAGCAACTGGTAAAATAGATTTTAAGGATACGAAAGAAGTTTCTGGCAAGTTTGCTGTAATAAAGAGTGGTATAAATGAAGTTTGCCTTGAATATAAACCGGATGCTGCTGTCATTGAGCAGTCTGTTTACATTCAGAACTTTCAATCAAGCAGAATAATTTCGTACATTATTGGTTACACTTGGGGCAACCTTGATGACTATTGTAAGTCTGTTTGTGATGTCAATCCTTTGATTTGGAAGAATGTGATTGGATACAAAAACATCTCTAAAGAAGACAAGAAAAGAATCACTACCGAGTGTGGTGGCAAGGGCGTACAGAAGCGTCTTTCGAAGGAAAGAAAAGATCGTGTGAAAGTTATTATTGAGAAACAAATTTCTTTTAGCACAGATGATGAAGACATAAACGACTCGCTAGGCATTGCGCTGTGGTACTATATTGATCGTGGCTACGGAACCCTACAAGGATAAGCAGTGGCTGTACGACCACTACGTCAAGCGCAGGATGAACCTGACTGACATATGTAAGCGTCTTAAGGAAAGCTACAACGTTGAAGTTACACCTCAGGCGGTTTATAACTGGGTCAAAAAATATGATCTTTTGAAGTATCGAGGTAAAGGAAGAAATCTTGGTCAGACAAGTATGAGAAGACCAAAGTCTCCGATGCAGCAGGCGGTTGAAAAAAAGCGCCGTGAGATGCAAAAAATTAATAAGCAAAGAAAGAAAGGTAAGAAGTTTTGAGAAGATCTGTAAACACAAAAGACATAGTAACTTTTGCTAAGTTGGATATGATCTACAACCAGATTAGATTATTAGAGGCTAAGCAAAATCAGACTGAGTATAAATGTCTTGGTTCTGGCAAGTGCTGCTCTATTGGTTTGAATATTCACATGGCTGAATGCGCAAGCATTGCGTTCAACCTCCGTCAGCAATATTATCTTTATATGGAAGATAAGGGCATGGACTTTGCTGACGAGTGGATGACTGGAATTGTTGAAGCTCTCAAGGAAGCCATGTACGACGAAGACTGGCAGGTCGGTGGTGAGACTAAGAGAAAGTGTGTGTTCTTCAAGGATGGATGCACGATCTACGGCTATAGGCCGATGGTTTGCCGGACATTTGGAACCATCTCTGCGGTAGATGATTACTGCCCTCGTATTAGAAATCCTCACGGTCAGATAGATTACTTTGCAGGTGAAGGCGTTCGCAAGATCATCACGGCTTTTCAAGATCTACTTAAAGAGTATACGTCAGACAAGCATGAGAATTATGACATGGTTGTGTATATGCCGCTTGGGGTTCTTTCGTTTTTGTTGACCACTGAAGAGTTGGAGGAGTTGTCAGAGAACACCGACGACAAATTCTGGAAGGCTGTTCCAGGCTGGTTCAACTATAGGGTTCAATATACGAAAGAGCATGGCTATGATCGCGCCTATTTGAACGAGCAGGCTGTTTCAATTGGTAAGAAGTTAGTCTTCGAAGAAGAATAATTTTTATAAAAACACACTATCTCCTACAAATCTTAAGAATTTGTGATAGGATTCCTTTGCTGAACCGAATGTCACCTATCTTTTGAGAGGGGGTTTGATGCAGATAAAGATTGTTAAAGAGGATTTGGAAAAGTTCTCTGAAAACGAATCTTTTACTATCTATAAAGTAGTTGAAGATAATGAGAAGCAAGATTTGCTGGAGAGCACTGTCGAAGAGCAAGGCTGACGGCTACGGTTATGCTTCCTATAGAATATCCTCTGGTCTTAAAGAGTTAGGTCTACCACTTTTTGAGCCAGAGGATTTTCTGTATTCTGGATACGTTGAACAAGATGTTCTTATAAGTTTACAGGACGGGCTTTTTACTCAACCAACATATCATTGCACTGAAGCAGATGTGTTGATCAACAATTGTCTACCGGTTGACTTTAAACGGGGGCTTGGTTATAATATAGGTTTTAGTTATTGGGAGACTGATACTTTACCATCTTCTTGGATTCCAAGATTAAACGAATGCGATGAGATATGGACAACATCTAGTTGGGCTAAGGAAGTATTCCAAGACAACACGGGTCACAGCAACGTTCATTCGTTTAAGCTGGGTGTCGAGTCTGATATATTCCAGCCGAGTTTAGATAAAGGCTCGAATAAAGGTTTTATTTTTACTCATGTTGGAAGTCCTTCATCAAGAAAAAACACTCAAATGGCGGTTGATGCTTTTATAAAGACTTTTGGAAACAATACTGGTTATAGATTAATCGTTAAGTCTCTTGGTCCTCCTGATGCACGCCTGCGCGTGGGCGATATGAATTTAGGAGCAATCACTCAGCATCCAAGAATAGATGTCATAGACTATGAAATAACCGAGAATGAACTTGCTGATCTTTACAGGCAGACTGATTGTTTAATTTATCCAACAATGGGTGAGGGGTGGGGTATGATACCTTTTAATGCAATAGCTTGCGGTACCCCCACTATTTGCACAAATGCTACAGCGTGTAGTGAGTATGCTGAAATGTCCGTACCTTTGGACTACACATGGTCTTCTCAAGGAACGACGGGTATCTATTCTGGTGGTAAGTGGGCGTATCCAGACTTTGATGACTTGTGTGATAAGATGAGATACGTTGCAGATAATTACTCTGAAGTGAAGCAAAAGACCATGAACTCTGCTAAAATTATTCATAAGGATTATTCTTGGGATAAAGTAATTCTTGACTACAAGGAGCGCCTGTGCCAGATATTGAACCGGTAAAAGAGCCTTCTATTCTTGATAAAGTGAGAGATATTCAAGAAGCGGGGATTCTGCATGTAAAGGGCTACAGCAATCATGAGATTGCTTCGCTCCTTTCTATTCCATCTTCCAAGGCTAAAGAATATGTTGCTGAGTACAAGAAAATTGTTCAGGACCAAGCTGACAGAGATCCTTACTTTCTAGAGAAGTTACAATACAACACGATTAAGGCTCTTGACGAGTTTGATCAGATCAGCAAAGAGGCTTGGGAAACTGTTTCTATTGCGACTGATCACGGCATGGTCGCTCAGAGAATTCAGGCTTTAAAGCTTGCAGGGGATATTGCTACCAAGAAAGCGCAACTCCATAAGTTGATGGTGGGCGGCAATAATGCTGACGCTGATTATATTCAGAGAATGCAGAAGGCAGAGAATGTTAATCAGATTTTGTCAAAGGTTTTAAGAGACGTTATTTCTAAGTATCCTGAGATTGCTGAGGAGGTCCGAAAGGAACTTGCTATAGCTTTTGAGATTATGTCTGAGGCAGAAGTCGAAGAAGAATCTGTCGTAGTAGATAAGTATTAAAAAATCCAGCCGAGTTCAGGAATAGTCTCGAATAAAGGTTTTAAATAGAGTTAAGAGAGAAAATGTCAGACATCTTTGGTATCAATCTAGAATTGAAAGACTTTGATCGACTTCTCAAACAAGAGGAGTTGGAAGAAGAGCCTGTATCTATTCAGACATTCGTGCAGGACCGTAAGTATCTTGGTCTCCCAGAATTGTCACCTATCCAGTTAGAGATTGTACGCCACAGCACTCAGATTTTTAAGGAGAAGACTCTTCAAAAGCTTTATGGTGAGGAAGAGGGATCTGAGTGGTACAAGAAGTACACAGACAATGAAGTCATCTGCATGTTAGGAAAAGGAAGCGGTAAGGATCACTGTGCTCGTATTTCAATCGCTTATACCGCGTACTTGCTTCATTGTCTAAGGGACCCGCTCTCATATTTTGGTAAGGCGAACGGTGTCTATATTGACCTCCTGAACCTTGCTGTGAACGCTCAGCAAGCGCAGAGGGTGTTCTTTGAGCCATTGAAGAACTTACTGCTGTCGTCGCCTTTCTTTAATGAGGTTGGATTTGAACCCAGAGTTTCTGAGATCTTTTTCTTCTCTAGACCTGTGAGATGTTTCTCTGGTCACTCTGAAAGTGAAGGCTGGGAAGGTTACGAAGTATTGACCGTAATTCTTGACGAAATTGCAGCATTTAAGACTGACGCGGAGTTACGAGGAGAAGTTAGGTCTAAGGGTTCGGCTTCAGCGATTTACAATATGAGTAAGTTGTCTGTTATGTCTCGTTTCCCAGAAGTAGGAAAAGTTATTCTTCTTTCTTTCCCGCGTTATAAGGGTGACTTTATTCAGACAAGATTTATCAATGCGAATGAAAAGAACGAGCCTAAGACTTGGACAATCAAAGCTGCCACATGGGAGGTTAACCCGACAATTGAGCGTGAGCAGTTGGAGTCGGAATACATTCGTAATCCGATTGAGGCTAGGGCTAGGTTTGAGTGTGAACCACCTAACATGGAAGACGCATATTTCCGTGATCCTGATCTTGTAAGGAAAGCTTTCAACTACGCTGATAGCCCAATAGATGAAGATGATTCTTCATTCAAGAGGTGGTTCAATGGATCTGATGGTCGAACAAGGTTTATTCATGTGGACCTCGCTTTGAAGCGAGATAGGGCTGCTCTTTGTATGGTACATAGCCCTGGAATGAAAGAGATACAGACATCTATGGGTGTTGAAACTTTGCCGGTGGTAAATATGGATCTTGTTCACTCTTGGGAGGCTACCGTTGGTAATGAAATCAACTTTGCTTCTATTAGGCAGATGATTGTTGACCTATGTAGAAAGTTCGATGTTGCTCTCGTTACGTTTGACCGCTGGCAGTCTGTTGAGATGATTCAGTCGCTAAGAGCTCAGGGTATTAATGCAGACTTCCACAGCGTTAAGAAGGCAGACTACGACACGCTTTTGACTGCCATTTATGACACTCGACTGCGCGGGTATTGGAATGAGATTCTTGTTGAAGAAGAGTTGTTGAAGCTGCGGTTGTTCGGCAACAATAAGATTGATCACCCCGCCACTGGCTCTAAAGACTTGGCTGATGCTCTTGCTGGCGCTACGGCATCTTGCGTAAAAAATATTGCGATAACCGAAGAGATGGAGATTGAAATAATGTATCCTGATAAGGAATACGAATCCGATGAGGATATGCCTGAGTTTGGTACTGTTAGAAAGTTTAGTCCTGAAACTGGGCAATTTGAAAATGGTTTTGATAGAAAGGAGGATTCATTATGGCTAGAAAATCTGTAAGCATTGAGGAGTTGACCTCGGTTGACACTCAAAGCATTATCGCGGCAATCTCTCAAGAGAATGCTCAGCTTAGATTGGAACTTTTGGTCAAGCAATCGGTGATCGAAAAGATGCTTCGGGCGTTCAAGGAACTTGGTGTTGACGTTTCTGAAGAATTGGATCAAGACACTCACGATCATTCTCACTAACTTTTTAGTGGCCCCTTGGATGAGGCTTGAAATCTTTTTTTGAAATCTTATTTGTGCTCCAATGTTCGGTGACGGTCGCTGGTAGAGTAGTGCTCACTAGGGAGAACGGCCGACAGGCGGTCGTCGCTAGTAGACAATAGGAGAACATAATGTTCAGCATTTCAAAGGTAGACCATTTCCCAGAGATTACCCGTGAGGGCCGTATTTCTGAGGAACTTCAGGCAATTGTTGATGCCTTAACTGACTCCGCTACTAAGGGCGAGCGTTTCTGCATTGACAATGTTGAGGCAGGCAATGCCTACAACTCAATGCAACAGCGTATTCGTGCGCAGGCTAAGAAGTTGGGTTACAAGGTTATCATTCGTTTTGACAAGAATGAGAACAAGCTTTACTTCAAGGCTACTAGCGCAACTGGTTCCGAAAAGGTTCCTACTGGCCTTTCAGCCTCTGATGCTGGTGTAAAGGCTAGCAACAAGCGCACCGCTAACGCTTCCTGATAAACCTAATAAAAACCTAAAGGTTTTTGACCCCCGGCGCAAGCCGGGGGTTTTTTTTTGCTATAATTTCGAGATGCTACAACGTACCGAACAAAAGATTGAGATTACCCATGAGCAAGTTGCTAATTGGTATCCAATGATAGCGGTTCCTTGTTATGATCAACAAGTTACTGAACCTTTCTATATGTCCTCCATAAAGATGGCAATGGGTTTCAAGGATGTTGGTTTACATTTTGCGATTAGCACAATCTCTGATTCTCTCATTAACAGGGCGAGAAACAATTTGATTGCTAAGTTCATGGCGAACCCAGAGTTTACTCACATAATGTTTATTGATGCAGACATTGGTTTTGATTATGAGGATGTAATAAAGATGTTGTGGCACGATAAAGACATTATGACAGGTTCTTACCCGATTAAAAGTATCAAGTGGGATAAAGTCTCCCAGTTGGTGAAGAAGGATGTTGAACCAGAAAATCTTATGTCTAAGAGTTTGCGGTATGTTGTGAATCCTGTTAAGGATCGAAAAGGTGTTGTTCAGGTTGATAATGGCGCTATCAATATTTATGATGCTGGTACTGGCTTCATGCTTATTAAGCGGGAAGTCATTGAGAAGATGATTGAAGAGTATCCGCATTTAAAGTTCAAGGATGATACAGGGTCTTTGAGTGAGGAAGAGAAGAAGTGGACTTACGCTTTTTTCAATTCTTACATTGATACTGATGGCCGGTTCCTTTCAGAAGATTATGGTTTCTGTAGATACTGGCAAGATATGGGTGGCAGTGTTTGGGTTGATCCTACGATTGATATGTTACACCTGGGTAGGATGAAGTTTGAAGGTCGAATGATGGATTTCTTGGAGACTATTGTTGTTCCTGAAACTGATTAGGAAAATGGGTTTTGGGAATAGCTCACATATCGGCTAAAAAAATATATTAAATTTCTAGGCTATTTTAACGTTAAATCGCAGGGCGTGTCTAACGTTAAAAACCCATAGGGTGCGTTTAACGTTAAGAGCGGCAGGCTGGCGGGCCTGTCGTTTTTAACGTTAGGACCTAATCCGAGTTATTTCTTTGACCACTTCTCTCGCCTTAAAAAGAATCTTGTCCTTTCATTTGCACGGCATTTTCGTGCCTGATAGCCTGTCCTTAGTGGATCTTATGCCTACACATTACCTCACGGAATGGCTCACCGAATGGGTGGGCTATTTCGCATGTATTGTGTTCGGTCATTGTTCCGCTAATGTATTACATTATGGATGGGAGGCAGGTAATGCGCAAGCTTGACGTTATCGCTAACGACTGGGTTGGTCGTGCGATTATTGTTCGCAATACTGATTACGGTATTGTGACGGAGTGGGAAACGGTTACTGACGGTTACGATACTCAGTATGTATTAGTTACTGACAAGGGTCGGCGTATCGGTTTGTCGTCTGTTATTCGTTATTTCAGCAGTATTGCTAACGCTGCTCATTTCCCTGACGGTACTGATTACTCTCATCGTTTCGCTGGCCCTCAGAAGTTGTATCGTGCTGAGCCTTATTGTGCGGCTAACATTCCGAATACCGCTAGGGTTGGCAATGACACTATTCGTATCAACAAACTACCAGGCAACGGAAAGGAAAAGTGATGAGTGAGCAGTCAAGTGATTTGATGTTTGAAGTTATTGATGAGAGTGAAGTTGTCACTTCTCGTCGTCGTAATACTCAGCCTAAGCTTGAGGAATGGGTTCCGATGTTGAGTTGGAGTAGACCTCAGGTTCTTGATTCTTTTTGGGAATCGCGTGGGTATGGTCAGCCTACTGAGGAAGAGTTTGAGGAAATGAGCAAGATCAAAGCTGAGGCTTTGATTCGTCAGAACGAATACATTGACCGTGAACTTGAGATTTGGGGTATTCGTTCTCGTCATGTTTTGGAAGTTCGTAATCAGAAGGAAGTGAGGATCAAGCTGTGAGTGTTGATAACGCATTCAGTTACATCAAGGGTTTCGATGAGAATCAGTTGATCGAATTCATTGATCACAACCTTGACGTTTCGACTCGTAATTTCGAAAGGGCTTTGGATATCACTAAGGAAATCCAGGCACTTGTTGAAAAGAGAGACGAATACCGTAAGGTTGGTGAAATGTTTCAGAGACTGGCAAAGCAGGGTATTTCAGAACTGGAAGAAAGGAAGGGAATCTAAAATGACTGACATAAGGGTTAGCACTCCGAAGTGCTTTCATTGTAAGCAGTACGGTGAAGTTGTCGTTGACAGTGATGGATTCGACAAGTGGATGGCTGGATACTTGATTCAGGATGCGTTTCCTGGTTTGAATCTAGAAATCCGTGAGCAGTTGGTTTCGGGTACTCATTCAGAATGCTGGGATGAGATGATGAAGCCATTGGAAGATGAAAACGATGACGATCTGTAAGTACTGTGAATCTGAATATTCTGATGAGCGTGCGGAAGCCGGTTATGACTACTGTATGTCTGAGGAATGTC